CAAAATAATATATTAGCCTTATATCCCCTTATCTTCTGTTGGTCATCAGCGCCAAAAAATTCTACCATTCTATCTAGATACTTGTAAGTCCTATTGGTCTTATTAAACTCAATTAAGCGTAATACCTTGTATTCAGATAGTATGTCGTGAAAATCCCTTTGTACTGTCTTGGTTATTGTAGTTGAATATTTACGCACTACTGAGCAAGTGCCTGAGGGTATAGATTGCCCCTCTCTAATTTGACCTGTGAGAAGCCATACCATTATCATTTGGCATAAGCTGTAAGTCTTTCCTGAGCGAGTTCCACCCCTGTTTACAACTATCTTTTTGGTAGTCTGCCAATTTTGCAGGTAAGTATGTGTGGCTTTTACGTTCATTCATTGCCTACTATTTCAATACTAATCTTATTGGGAGCGCCATCTAATTCTATCTCTTGTCTTTCAATATACCCCCTAGACTTTCCTTTGGTCTTTAGGTAGAATATAGTGGCAGCTGTACTGCCCTCGCTTATTTGCTTGTGTAATTGGCTTTCAGCAAAGTCTAAGGCTATATCGCCTACATCCTTAACTTTCTTAGCAAAGTCCTCATCATCTTTCAACCATTGGTAAAATATAGTTCTGCCCACCCCTGCTGTTTTGCAGGCAGTAGTAACAACCCCTAGTGATTTTTCTAGGGCTTCTAAAACTGCTTTTTTATTGTGTTCGGTCTTGTTCATGGTTATTAGTGATGTTTATACATTATCAATTTTCATAAACCGTTAATTTTCATGAAGTAAAAGTGTCTTTCAGTTAGGTATTCTTTGTGCTGTTTTTTATCTCCATATTCTAGATGACAGCCCCTGCATAGAGCCATAATATTACCTATGTCGTTCTTGTCTTTGCTCCCTCCCATTCCCCTAGCTTCTATATGGTGTATATCTACTGCCTTAGCTCCACATAGCTCGCAGGCTACAAAGTCCTGTAATCCGTAGCCAAAGGCTTTCATGTATGTTTTTGTGTATGGCTTCAATTCCAAATATTTACTTCCCTGTATGTTTTCCAAATAGGTTTATTATTCTTAGGGCAGGCATCTACCTCAGCTATTAGCTTGCCATCTATTCTCATGTTCTTTCTGCCTGATTCATTCAATATCCTCTGAGCATCTTTAAAGCTGATAGCCCTGACCCTGTCCCCATCGTATTTTTTCCCTGCTTTAAAATAAAAACTAGTATAAATCATCCATCAATTTTCTGTATGCCTACCAAAATCCCCTAAAATATTCTTTCTCCTGTATTAAATTCCATTTCTTATTTTTAGCTCCCCTGCGCATGTAATTAATTTGTACTTTGATTATTGTGCGCCATTGCTTTACCTCGTCTCGTTTTTCCATCTATAATATAAAGTTCTTAGATATTCGCTACTGTAATCATCCTCATCAATGTTATACCTCTGCATAAACTCCAATACTGCCTTAGTGGTGTCCTGTTGAGCATATTGCTTGGCTGCATCTATCCATCCTACTAGCATGGCATTTACTATCCCTGTTAAAACTTTGTGTTCTACTTGTCTCATAATAATAAAAAATGCTGAGGAGCATTGCACCCCTCAGCTTATGAAAACTGTTAAACCACTAACTGACTACTTCCTCGCATAGATACTATAACTATATAATACTACGCTTAATGCTGACCCAATAGCACTTAAAAGCATTTGGTCTTTCACTTCATTGCTTAGCTCAAATGTTACATCAGAAACAATGTCCTCAATATCATCAGGGGTAGCATTTGCAAATTCATTCTTTACTGCTTTAAGCCCTGTTAAGGCTGTTGGTACGTCCATTGCCTCATCTAAGAAGCTAGCTATGTCAGTTACCTGAAATCCATCTTGAAATGATTCTAGGCTCTGTCTAATTAGCTTGGCAATGATTACAAATAACTCTTGTGATTCTTTCATAGTGAGTTTTTAAGTTCAAAGTTAAAAAATTGATAAACATAGTCTTTGTTTTCATCGTACCTTATCCAAAATGGTCTTATTACCCTATCTAGATAGCTATTTTTCAGCTTTTTTATGAAATACATATATTCCCTTTCAGGCTTGTATAAATGAAATTCTGAGCCATTTACTAGCTTTATTATTATCCCATTATTTACTCCGCATTCAATTACTGAGCGCATAATATTAGGCAAGTCATCTTTCAGGAGCTTTGCATCCTCCCCTGTGCTATAATTCTTAAAAGTCAAAACGGGACACTTTCGTTATGGTAATTATTGGCTAGGGCTTCAACTTTCCAAGCATTTAGATTTACATAATACTTGCCGTTATATTCCCTCCCCCTGAGGTCATAATCTACCGTAATCTCTGAGCCTATTTGAATGTTATCAGCTATGCCTACTCTGTCATTAATAAGCTCAAATGGTATAAATTGATTATACTTTTCGTTCTTGGTATTGACTACCTCTAATATGATAGTCTGCTTGGTCAACTTGTCGCTAATTTGCTGTTTTTCCAATCGCTTGTTTAATTTTCCTTTCGCTTGTGGCATTGATTCTTTTTACTTGTTTCAACAAAGATACATATTTATTTTTAATTTTAAAACAATTTGTTTCATTACATAATTTAGGGTGTTTTATCTCATGCCATTTGTTGCCCTTAATGGCTTTATCATGTTTGACTAGGTAAGTTTTATACCCACATTTGATAAATACTAGCTCATCGCCAAACATGGAAATACTGTCAATGTGGTTACTTAGGCTTAACAGTTGAATTGTCATAGATATAATCATTTATCAGCTTAATAAAATCAGTTAGCTCCCTGCATATTACATACTTGTAACCCTGAGCCTCTACCTCTTTTTGGAACATTTTTTGCACCTTGCTTTGCTTACCTTTAGGGGTCTTGGTTTCTATATACAGCCCATGATACTTGCTACTAGGCATGCTAAGAAACAAATCTGCCACTCCTGATACACAGCCCTCAGCTTTAAGTTTAGCCCATTGCCTACCTCTGCTAGCTTGGTTGCCTTGTAGGAAAGCCCCATTTGGTACAGCAAATAATAGCATAGCTTTTCTAGAGTGTTGCAATCTCCACCACTTGATGAAAGATGCCTGTATTTGGTGTTCTGTCAAAATGGTACTTTGTTAGGTTCTATGTATATTCCCTTGTTAAATTCTCTCTCTAAAGTAAATGGGATTCCACCCTGTCTATCTTTCAGTATTGCGTATTCCAATATGCCTATAGCTTCAGATTCAGGATTATAATACTCGTCTCTATATAGTCCTATGACTATATCAGCATCCTGCTCAATGCTTCCACTATCCCTTAAATCGCTCATTACAGGTCTTTTATCAGCTCTATTTTCTATACTCCTACTTAATTGCGCTAATGCTATTATTGGCACATTGCAATTCTTAGCTATCCTCTTTAGCATACGGCTAATATTTTGAACCTCATAATTTGCGTTTTGGTTTCCTGAGTAATCAATAAGTTGTAAGTAGTCTATTAATATAATCTGTACTCCCTGTCTTTTAACCATGTAGTTTACCTCATCGCTTATGGTGTTAATAGTTACCCTAGCTTTTAAATTAAAGTCTTGGATATATATGGGATAGTCATAAAGCTCAGCCCCTTTTTCGGTTATGTTTTCTTTGTCCTGCTCAGTTAAGTTTCCTGTCCTGATTCTGCTGACTGATACCCCTGCCATCGAGGCTATCATTTTGCTAATCAGCTCCTGTTTGGTCATTTCTAAACTCATAACCCCTACTGAGTAACCCATAAAAGAAGCCTGCATAGCATGGTGTAGCATAATAGTAGTCTTACCCATTGATGGTCTAGCTCCAATTATTATCAGGTTCCCATCTACCCATCCACCTAGCATTTGGTCGAGGTCGCTCCATCCTGTGCTTATGCCTACTATTCCCTCATCTTTACTGCTTTTTAATAAAGAATCTACTGCCTGATTAAATATCTCTACCTTGTTGTCTTTCTCTGTTCTAGTGATTGTATATAAACCCTCTAGGTCAGTCTTTAGCTTGTGATAGGCTGTTTCGTTATCATCAGGGGCTTTAGTAATATATTCAGTCGCTAGCTCTATGCCCTTTTCTGTTATATAGTCCTCCCTGATATACCTTGCGTTATCCTCTAGGGTATTGGCGTTTGCATAACTAATCACGTTTAGAAGCTCCTTAGTAGTCCATTGAGATTGCCTCTGAATAATTGCTTTATCCCAAAATTTGTTATCCCTAGAATAGCTAAAAATAAGCTCTATAATTGGCTTATATTCATCGCTAAACATATCAGGGGTTACAATATCCTGAATCTCTATAAACTTGTAAGGATTCACAATTAAAGTGCCAATTAGGCTTACTTGGTGTTGATTCATGTTAGTGGTTGTTTTAATTATTTTTTCTTTTTAGGCAGCTTTTTCCCTTTTGGTGTTTTCTTCTCAAACTCCTTTGCGAGCTTGGGGTAAAATGCATATAAAAATCTACGCTGAGCTTCGCTTTTAAATGGCATGACCTATTCTTTGTTTTAGCAAAGATAAAACCTTTGGGTAATCAATGAAAGCCTCTAGGGTATAATTTTTATCTGTCATTATTTTTTCAGCTATGCTATCAATTTTATCAATTAGATATTCTTCTACGGTCTGCCTTGCTGAATCTATCTCCATAGCTAACTCCTCAGCATAAACCATATTAGATACTTGTTGAGATTTAATTCGCTCCTGCCAATCATCCATACTAG